ATAACAAATCAGATGGTGACCTATCTTTTCTTGGTCTTCTATTAATACCAATCATTGAACCTAAAGTTCCTGTAACATCTTGATATATTCTACCAAGTTGTGTTTTAGCTTCAGGTCTTTCTTTTTGTTGTGTTTTATTGTCTCGTGGATTTTGTGGTACACTTAAATAATCGCCAGGTATTTGTGAAAATGGTAATTGGACTCCACCAACTAACTTTAAAAAATCAACCGTTAAACCCGTAAGACTAAGTCCACTTTCTGAGGTGATTTTATAGTTCGCTTCAATAAGTGGTTCTCTACCTGTTATAATATTAATTGCAGTTGTTGCATTTCCATTTAAGGCATCTAAAATTCTTGCTCTACCCGTTGTATTTTTTTCTACATTTTGTGCAATTCTTGAATAAACAGGTCCTTGTGTATTATACTTAATATTGTTGGCTGCGAATTTAAATAATTCAGATTCATTTGTATATGTTGAACCTCCTGTTGCGATACCAACTAAATTATAATCGTTACTTACAAAACTTGGATATAAATTTAAACTATTTGTAATTTGAACCGTATTGATATTTTGAATGTAATTAATATTTTCGGGAGCGTATGTGTTTGTAAATGGATTACCATTTAAACTTGGGTTTGTTGGTTCAACCCCACCTAATGTTTTATTAGGTGATTCAGCTGTATTTTGTACAGTATATGACGCATTGGTAAAACTTTGAGGTCCGTTTGGTTGTTTCAGGGTCTTACCTAAAATATAGTCTCTAAACTTTTTTGTTGAATCAAAATCTAAGTTACTTGGCATTATTTTTATTTATAAATAGATATTTTAGTTATTTCTCTTGAGTACTTTTTGAGTACTATCAAAACTTTTTGGTTTGTTATTAATTTTAACTCCTATTAGTTCTAAAGATTGTAAATTCTTAGACCAGTGTTTTGTCATTGCGTCCATTGTTGAATCACTTGCGGTAATTGTGTGTGTTATATTTACGTTTTGAGTTGTATTGTTAGAAGTATTGTTTTTATTTTCAACATTTGCGTTTGTGGTTGTACTTTGTTTAGCTTCAGGTTTAGCAATTTCATCTTTACTATTCTTCATTTGAGTAGGTGTCAATTCATTTGTTCCATTAACCTTACTAATTGTTAACCTTGCTTGATCTTCAACCGCCTTTAACATGTCACCAGTTGTTTTCATTGTTTTCATGTCAACACCTGATAAGTTCTTAGCAAATTCCTCACCTATAGATTTAGCCTTTTGACCATCTGGTGATCTCCTCATCATATTTTGTTGTGAGATGTACATTGCACTTATCACGTTCAAAATTTGTGTGGTGGTGTTAAACTGTCCTCTGGCAACATCTTCAGGTTTCATGTTTGCAATTTTCTGTTGTTCTTTGATAAGTTCGTCTCTTTTTGATGAATCTAATTTTGCGAATTCAGAAAATTCCATAAACCCATCTTTAAATTTACCAACTACTCCTAATTTTTCCGCAACTTCATTAGGAATACTAATACCAATTTTACCATCTTTCATTGTTGAAAGATTCTTAATAAATTCTTTTTGTTCTTCAGATGCTTCAGGGAATATTGAACGTATTTGACTCATGGCTTGGAATTGTACATTAGCTTTAACAGCTAAATTTGTTAATTCACCCATTGATATACCAAACGTGTCAGCCATTGCTTTGGCTCTTCTTAAGTTAGCACCCGTAACCTCAAATCTACCTTGTGCGGAATTAAACGTTGCTAAACTTTTTGATGCATTAATTAAACTTGTTTGTAATCCCTCAACATTGTTGGTGGCATCATAAATCATTCTTAGTGGGTCACCAAAATCACCTATTGCACCTCCAATCATAGATAAATTAGCTGCCATATCTATTGCCTTATTTGGGTCAAATAAATCATTCGCAATTTTAAGTGTGGTGTCCATATTTAAATTAAGGGATTGTGCTTGTTGTGCCATTCTTGTTAATCCAGCAACACCTCCCTGAAATCCAAATTCATTTAATTTACCTATATTTTTAACTAATGTTTCAGTTAATACTTTAGCATTTAACCCTAATTCTAATGTTTTTTGACCAGCGGCGGTAATTACCTTTGCTGCATCTTGTAAACCATATCCAACATTTCTAAAGGCTTCATTATTTTCTAATAAAGTAGTGGAAGATTTGGTATATGCAATTGAAGCTAAAACCCCTTCCTCAATGGCTTCTTTACTATATAAAGCCATTCTACCTGAACTTGTTAATAACGTTTCGGTGGATTTTAAGAAATCATCAACAGTCATACCAAGTTTGGTAGTGGTTACCATCGCACTACTCAATTCCTCCCTCATATTACCACCTAACTCACCAACAAATGCCCCTGATTTATTAGTCGTTTCAATTAATCTAGCTTGTGTTTCCGCTAAATCTTTTAATAAATTAGTAGCACCACTAAGAGCTCCTGAAAATAAATCTTTCATTAACCCTGTAATGTTTAAACTAGCAATATTACTAACTCCATCCACAACCGTACCTAAAATTTTTGAAATTGTACCAGCGGAAATTCGATTACTAGCATTACTTAGTTGGTCATATAGATTAGCGGTTGCAAGATCAGCAACTCCACCCGTTATCGCTCGAACAGCACCACCTACACCATTCGTAATATTACTAAGACCACTACCTGTATTACCACCAGTATTTGCTGAAGATTGACCCGCTAAACTACTTAATACACTTTGATTTCCACCCTGTGAATAAGTTTGAGCATTCTTAGGACTTAAACCAAATTGGGTTTGTAAATAATTTTGTACTGTAGTTTGTTGTGTGGGATTTAATCCAGGACCCATAGTATTGTTTTATGTATTATCTATAAATAGTTTATTGGGAATTTTCTTCATTAATAAACATGATAATATTACTACGTTCGTGTATTGGCATGATGAGAAGATCACTATAGGTAAATCCTCTAGCCACTAAATTGGTAATTGCTGATATTTGTTTCTTCTTATATGCCGTAGAAAGGACGAAAAAACTCTACCCCGAAGTCAATATATGCTTTGACTGTGTCTCCTGACGGGGTTTTTACATCTACTGACAAATCAATGCCGGGTTTATTTTCGTTTGCGTATTTTCTGAATTCTTGAGAATCTTTAATTGGTAAATTTTGAATAAATTGATAAATACCCATTTGATCTCTCATACCATCAACCGACTTAATCATCATTTCAAGTCTCTTTGTTGTTACAGGTGCAACAGCTGTGGGTGAATTATCTCTAATTTTAATTAAATCCTTTTCTTGTACGTTGTTCAAATACTTAAAAGTAATATTCTTCTTAGAATTTTTCATAAAATAAGAATATTCCCCATTTTCATCGGATTTTAAGTTGAAATCTTTAACTTTTAAAATTGATAGGTCTAATGTGAATTTAAATGGTAAGTTAGTTTTAACATCAATCATCTCCATTTCATATTCACTACCAAATGCAGTATTTCTAAGAAATATTAATATTGCTTGTCTATCTTCATCAACTAATTCATCAATATTAAAGTCCTTATCTAATATTTTTCTTTTAAGTAACTCTTCAATTACTGTATCACTCTGTAATAAATTTGGAGCCACTAAGATGTTTTCGTCAGATGCTGTTAAATAAGCAACCCTTAAACTTTTTTTATTATTTGAGTAAAAAATACCTTTACTTGGTAATTCTACCACATCGTAAGAAATTGTTGGGTCTATATTATAATTTTCCATATAGTAAGTTTAAACTATAATTATTTAAAAGTAAAGTTTCTATATAACAAAAAACCGATACCCTAAAAGGAATATCGGTTTCGTATGTGTATTTGTTTTATCTTAGTAAACTTGGATACATCTATCCATTCTTAAAGTACATGTGATTGTAGCCAATTCGTCTCTTGAGTAATCTAAATCTCCAAAGTTTAAGTCTTGGATGAAAGTACCTTGTAAAATCCACTTTTCAACCACAACACCTGTTGGGTCTAACATCTCAAGTTCAATATCTTTCTTATAACCAGCAGCATATCCCATACGACCTGTTACAGACTCCGCATGTAAACGGAACCATTCCATCAACGCTTGTGACGCTGAAGGTCCAATTGGGTCTTTAAATGTTACTTGCATCGTTTCCCACTCAAATCTACCAGCAACATATGTTGAAGTATTCAAGAAAGGAATCGCTACTGAGTTAATTTTAGCACTAGGTCTTTTAGCCGATGTTACATACCATTCGTTGATACCCAAAGATGATGGGAAACGAACAATAAATCGGTTTTGTCTTTTCGGTTCATATGGAACCGGCATTTTCATTAATAAATCTGCCATTTTGTATTTGTTAAGTTTTTTTGGTATTATTTACTTCTTATAAATATGTCGGTATTTGAAATAAATTTTTTATTAGTATTTGACTTTGTCAATTATTTTTCGTAGTTTTTTACAGGCTCCAGTATCTAGTTCCAGAATAAACTTCTAATAATAAATATAATAAAAACCAGTTCTAGTATTTTCTAGTATATACTGGGTTTACGAAGTTAAGATTTTCATAAAAATAGGTTCCATGTGGAACTACGTGGAACATTCCCTTTATTTTTATTCTTTTATATTTATATTTATATGGTATGGATATTATACTTTCAGAAGAACAAACAAAAAGATTAGTTAAGTCGATAACAGAACAAAATCCAATAAAATGGATTAAAAGTTTATTTTCAAATTCTTCAGATAAAACACCACCATCTACCACCCCATCTTGTGGTCAAAATGATATAACAAGTACTGCAAAAAATTGGAAACAATTATATGATATCCTATCAAATAGTAAATTAATAAAAATTGGTGAACCAATGTTAATTGTTTGGGGTCCAAATCAAACAATGTATTATACTCAAAATGGTAAAACCTTAACCAAAGAAATAAGAGTTTCAACGGGTGCAAAGGGGTTTTCCAATAGTGAGGATAGTGGGTCAACGGGTACCGGACTAATGAAAGTTAGTAACAAATATAAAGCACCTAGAAAATATCAAGTTTTGGTTTCAAAAACTCCCGTTAATTTGGTTTTAGGTCCTGATATGACAGGAACAAGAAAAGACCCAAAAACAGGAGAAACCCATATTGCGGATGTATTAACGGGTATTTTAGAACTAACAGGTTTAGAAGGGTGTAATAAAAATATATTTAATAGGTCAATCTATGTTCATGGAACTAATAAGGAAAAAGGTTTAGGTGGTGCACATTCTAATGGATGTGTTAGGGTCTCCAATGATAACATCTTATATCTATTGAATGCGGTTAAAATTGGTACAAAACTATACGTTAAACCATAAAAAAAGGGTACCATTTCTGATACCCTCTTCCTTTTATATCTCCTTTTAGATTAGATATTGTCAAATGAAGCTCCTGTTGGAGTAATTACGAATTCAACATCAATAAATTCAAGAGAACGAGTTGGTTTGATGTAAATCTTACCTCTCAATGTGTTCGCATCGATATCTTCAGGGTCGTTAGACACACTTACACGGAAATCGTACAAACCTCTTTCTTTTTTGATTGCTTCTAAGATAGGGTTTACCAATCTTAAGAATTCTTGTCTTACTTGGTCATCGTTTTGTTCAAACAATAATCTTACAGCGACTGCAGAAATTAATTTTCTTGCTCTTAATAATAATCTTCTTACGTTAATTCTATCCAATGCAGATTCTTTAATTTGAAGAGTTTTGTTACCCCAAATAATAGTACCTGTATCAGAGAAAGTAGCAATTGGGTTAACTCTTGATTTGTATAATTCATCTCTTTCATCTAATGTTAATTTTTTAGATGCTTTGATTGCGTTTACAATACCTCTTGAATAACCCGCTACCGCGAACCAAGGATAAGAAATGTTGTCAGTTAATGCGATATTCTTTAATACCTCACCTGTTGGTGGAACG